CCAAACCAGATCAACGCTCTAATCAGCTTCCGATATAACATAGGTAATATAGGTGAGTTGACCGCAGGCGGGACCCGAAGCGACGCTGAGATCGCTAAGATGATGCCTCTCTACCATAACGTCACGGTTGATGGCGTAAAGAAGAAGAACGCTGGCCTAGTTAAAAGGCGTAATCAAGAGACGGCCTTGTTCAAACAAGGGATGAAAGAGAAGTCGGGCGTAAAGGTGATAAGGGGGAAATGAAAAAGAAAAGCAAATCTAGAGTGAACGAGGCAGGCAACTATACGAAGCCTGAGATGAGGAAGCGTCTATTTAGAGCAATCAAAGCGGGGACCAAAGGTGGTAAAGCAGGTCAATGGTCCGCACGAAAAGCACAACTGCTAGCAGCAAGATACAAAAAAGCCGGAGGAGGCTACCGAAACTAATGAAAAAACAAGACTTCAAACCACACATGATGTATGACAAGAATGGTAAAGGTTTTATGGCTGAAACCTATGAACAACATTTAGCAATGTCTAAAAAAGGATATAGCCACACTAAGCCGTCTACCAAGAAGAAGGTCAACAAGATTATCCGTAAACGGTCTAAACCTCAATCTGGTTACAATGCCTAAGAAAGCTCCACAGAAATCTCTGGACAACTGGACGAGAGAAAAGTGGGGAACCAAGTCTGGTAAGCCGTCGCTTAAAACGGGCGAGCGGTATTTGCCAAAGGCTGCGCGTGAGGCTTTGACTGACGAAGAGTATGCCCGAACCAGCCGTAAGAAGCGTAAAGGTATGCGAAAAGGTAAGCAATACGTCAAGCAACCTAAGAAGATCGCGGAGAAGACCGCGAGGTACAGGAGCAAAAAAAGGCTCCTGAAGAAAGCGCGTAAGCGCAAATAATGAGTCGTTTCATACTCTACAAACCTACGCCAGAAGATGTCGCAGAAGCGTGTCGAAGATCTGATGCGTTAGGAGAGTTGAGGACATCGTTCACGAACGGCAAAGGCAACATGACCGGCTTCTTAGGTGAGGTCGCTTTCGAGAATACCTTCAAGCAGTTCGACTACGTCGGCGACAAGTCCTTTACCCACGACTACGAATACAAAGGTCTCAAGGTTGACGTTAAGGCCAAGAGCTGCAATACCCCTCCTAAGCTGGACTACAACGCCTCGGTAGTCAGCACCAAGTTCAGTAAGTTTGAGGCCGACGTATACTTCTTCATGCGGGTCCACAAAGGTCTGCGGAAGGTATGGCTCTGTGGTTGGACTCCCAAGAAGACGATCATCCACAAAAAACGATTCAACAAGAGGGGGACTCACGACAAAGACGGGTTCCGATTCAAGGCCGACGGATACAACATCGAGATTAAGAAGACCCGTCGTCCTGACGCTTTCGAGTCATTCTTCCTCCGGCGGTAGTTTTTTGTGGTGAATATGACCCGTCTTTTTAAAGACGGGCCTTATTCCGTTTGGCGCGACGAGTTCAATAAACTCACTCAGCGGGGCATCCGCATAGAGGTCTATAGTAGATGAGTCTCCTCCTACAGCCTCTATTGCTTCACGTAGGTCTAACCAGAATTCACCGCAAAGCTCCTGCCTCTTTATCTGAATGTCCTCGTTTGTCATCCGCTGCATAACCTATATCGTAATTCTCACTGAGGTCAATGCTCCACAATTTGCCACCGCCCTGTCCTTGAGACATCACAGGTCGTATCTTGTTGTTGACCCGACCAGCATCTTCTAGTGTACACATTCCTCGACGGACGAATTCTAGGTTGTTTGACATACCCACACTTCGACCATTGTTGAAGTCATGTAGCGAAACTTGGAACTCAGTAAGCGTCCCTTTCCACTCTTTCATGTCGGCGTTAATCTCGCGACACCGCTTGGTGAAGAACTCAACCAGTTCTGCTATAGCTGAACGATAGCTGTTATCATAAGCGGCGTCTGCGATTGATGGGTCAATAAAGCTCTTCACCCCAAAACGTCCAGTTCCTTCAACTTTAGGGGAGACATTAAGCTCCATCAAATACTTAGCTAAGTAAGGTAACTCGCTGTTAATAACAGCCTCTAATTTATCGTTAGGCGGAAATTCGCTCATCGCTTCATCACGAATGCGGAGCGCAATGATCTTATCACGGTTACTACTATCTAGAGAAGGGATAACAGAAAGGGAGTTCGCGTCCATGTTGAGGGAGAGGATAACTCTACCCGTCCACGGGACACTCATTGCGTCCGCATACTTGGCTTGATACTCCACTCGCGGGTTGGCTACCGATCTTTTAAGGATTTCAGTGGCCTTCCTCTGATCTTGGAAAGATGCAGCAGACGTTGTATCGTCGATAACCCACGCCGCTACTCTACCTAGGTCTTTGTTGAACCTTGTCTGGCCACTGATGTAGTCACTCGCATCCGAGAAACCACCTACCAACGTACCGACAACTCGGTTAGACAGAAGCGACTTACCTCTGCCTGTCGGCCCGACTAATACTAACGCTTGGCCTTGATCGAACCGACGCTCGTAGGCCGCCCTGTAGAATCTTTTAAGCCACGCATAGAAATAGTCCACCGCCTTAACGTCCCCACTATCTTCAAACAGTTGCCCAATCCACTTATGTAAGAAAGGCCAATTAGAGGGGTCGCCATCAACTTCAGGCTCAATAGGTGAGTTATTTGCACAGTTCAGTATGCGGCTGCCATTATATGACACTATTCTTTCGTTACTAAAAACAACAGGGGCGATCTCGTCGATCCTGTTGTGGTTGGATATAGTAAGTATGGCTGACTCGACCTCAGACAATGGCTGCCCCTTTTTAGTCTTAATACTAAACCCCGCTTGCCGTAACTCTAGTAGAAGTTGGTCTTTCGGTATAGAGATAGCACTGTCGTGTAGTGATAACTTGTAAAAGTTTCTCCCGTTAAACCAATACTCGTCGAGCAAGGTCGATAGCTTCTTAGACTCGTAGTCTTTCGTGAAAGAGGAACCAAATACGTCAGCCCAACTCATGAAGCCCCTACCTGCCCTGTCACTGTAACAGACCACACCATCCTCGACCACCTGACAACCATCACGGTCAATTCCATCGTCTATCCAGAACAGAGGTCCGCGAGACCCTACCTCAAAGTCCCCGATCCAACGATTCGGGAAGCGGGATTCAACTTCTTTAGCGACTACCTCAATAGGGATTGAAGTCTCAGTAGATTGAGGTGGTTTGTCGGCAGCAGCTTTCGCGAGGATTGTCTGGACAAAGTTTGCGTCTAGTTGACCCCCTACGTTGACCCAATCTTCCCCTAACTCAAAATACTGACTAGCCCTGAGGGAACTGCTGTCGAAACCCGCGAACGCCTGACTCATCTTGAGAGTTTTACTAATGTGCCGCATGAAAGTGTCGAACAACTCGGGGGCGATAGGCAGGGGTTCAGCGAACTCCCACACTAACCTCATATAGCCTGATTTAGTTCTAGATCTCCATGTAGGTAGGTTTTGCCCAAACCGAGCGGAGATATCGTCGTCGATATTCTTCCAGTCAACCGAAGCATCATAGTCAGCTACCAGACCGTTAAGCATGTTAACGGGGTTGTCGTTACTAATACGTTTCGAAGGGGTTCGACCTTCACACGTCGTGTAAAAGACGTGTTTGGTTTTCGAGTCAGCGCACCACTGCCTATACTTCTGTTTTGAGGTAAACTGAGGGGCTTTACTGTTTAGTTTTGAGACGTCGCTAGAGGGATGGGCGACGTTGTGTCTTAGGTTTTCAATGTATCGATACTTCATTTTTTATAGTGTTTAGAGATGTAGCCTTCGGAGGCGAGGGGTAGGTCACTACACCATTCTGGTGGAGTTGACATGATTTTATTCAAGGTGTCCAGAACTTCTTGAGCCTTGTCTTCATCGCACTCCACAACCACTTCATCGTGGACGTGTAGTATGATTTCAAGACCAGCTTTTTCGATTCCCAGCATCATATGGCAAAGGACGTCACGGGCCATAGCTTGGGACAGGTTCTCAGCTAACACGCCGCCCCACAGCTTCATAGGCATTTGTCTACCGTTCCGGTTCATCAGGGCTGAATATTGGGTCCTTCCCATATCGTCCTTAGAGGGTTTTAGCATACCATAATTAAGGCTTCGACCAGAAGGTAGATCGAGAATGTAGGGGGAGCTAATGCCGTGAGCGGCCTTTAACCCACTAGATAAATCACGCCAAAATTTAGGGATTTGAGATAACTTTGATCGGTAGGTCTCCACAGCTTGTTCCGCTTCTTCAATAGGCATGTTATACATTTGCGCGAACTTATTTGCCCCCGCCCCATAACCGCACCCCAATACTAAGGCTTTAACTTTGTGGCGTAGTTTAGTGTCTTCCTTTTTAAGGCTCCCCTTGTCTACGGACCACATACCGAAACGAATAGCAAACGCCTCGTAAATATCTTCGGTCTTCTCAATCTCTTGGAGGGTCTCCTTATCCTCTGCTAACCAACACAGTGTGCGGACTTCGATGTTGGATAAATCTGATGCAACTAATACCCTACCTTCGGGGGCCGATATCATGTGCCTTACGTTAGCTCCAAACATTTCTTCGCGAGGCATGTTCTGTAAGTTTAGGTTCCCACCGCTCCCGCTAAAGCGCCCAGTATGCCCCCCAAAATACATAATGCCTCCGTAATACCTATTATCAGGCATGGTAGCGACGTCAAAGCTCTCTATCTTTTTGATCAAAGAGTTAACTCTACGGTAATTAGTTACAGCCTCAATCCATTTGTATTGGTGACCATATCTCCTAATCCAGTCTTGAGCATCTTGGTCTGTTTGTGCAAGGGACACGGGCGGTTCGATACCAATACTAATACACTCATGGTCAAAGGCTTTACGACTAAGGAGAGGTTTATCATCTGCCCAAGGGATGGCTTTCTCAGTTTCAAATAGTTTTTGTCGGACCGTTTGTAGGTTCTGTTCCATCAGGTCTACGTCAATAGGTAGGCCTCTTTGGACTACGTTACGGTTCATACGGCTGACGTCCCGCTCAAACTGAGGCCACTTAGACTCATAATCTTGCCAGAGGCGTAAGCAAAGAACGGAGTCCTTTAGGGCATATTCCTCTACTTCTTTTCGGAACTCATCGGTCATGGTCTCCCACCTCTTACCCGACATAGTGTTTCGTGTCTCCTTGGACACTTCTATATCAAAGGCTTGGGCAGTAGCGTTTTTAAGTGATCTAGGCAGCCCACAAGCGGCAGCCATATCAGCGGTGCAATGCCATGCGTGGGGTTGGATCTCAGGCCACCAGTCTTGGGTGACTCCATAGAGGTATAGCGTCTCATCGAAGCTAGCGTTGTGGCTAAGGATTATTGATCCCTGTAATAAAGACCAGTTTAGGTCGCGGGGGTGGCCGACAAACTCGTAGCCATCATCCCCTACGACGCTAACCATGTAGGCGTCGAAGTCGGGGTGAGAAAAATAACCTAATGGGCCAAGATTGCGTATCGAGCAGTTCTTGTCGTAGTAGGTCTCAAAGTCTAATGCGTATATAATCATATAAGTTTATTTGTGAGCAGAAAAAACCCACCGCAAAGGGAACGTCAGAAACTCTGCGGTGGGTCTATGTCTTACTATTACTATTGCTAGTCCAATTCCAATTCGGTCTGCTCGCCAGTAACATGCTGGAGTGCCTCCCGAACTACCCTCAACTTCCTCAAGTTGCTCCCGACTTGCGAGAGTTGATCCTCGACTTCAGCGATCATGCCATCGAGCATCGCGATCTCTTCAAGCAGGAGATCACGGGTTTTTTGTTCTTTCTCTTGGTCAGTCATGATATTAAATACCAAAGTCTGCGAGAAACTCAGTTACAGCGGGGTCAACCTTACCAGCAGAAGCTGTGAGGGAAGGGTTATGCCATGAATACTTACCCTTACTGAGGACCTCGCTAGTGAAGGTCCACACCTTGCTGTTAAGTGGGGTGTTTTTATTGAACGCCGCGAACGTAGCCAACCTCTTGAAGGTGGAACGATAAGCATTCTTACTTACGTTGATTCGCCCGATAGCATAATTGCTACCTCCAATAGGAAACCCAAATGCTTCTGGGTCTTTGTTTCCTTTCGGTTCTTTAAGAAGAAGGGTTATCTCAGCAAACTCAACCATACCCCATTCGGAGTCAGCCGCGATACTATCGGACTGTTCACGGGTCCACGCCATACGTGGCATCCCATCCTCGTCAAAGGGAATATCTTCACGCCACCCTTTCTGGGTAGCTACTACAACTGCCTCGACAGGTTCACCTGTTTCAGCTACGACATGAGCTTTGTTTAAAACGATGGCCCCTACAGGGGCATCGATTTGGCTCATCTTCTGGACGATGTTGATGCGGGGGATATCAATATCCTCTACATCAATCTGGATACTACCGACGCTAGTTGATGCTAGGTTGGTGTTTTCGGCTTCCGCAACAGCGGTATCATTTTCTTTACTCATAGTATTCTATAATTATAGTGTTCTAATTGTTTTGAGTCGCGACACTGTGTCGCTCATCGGATGTTTCTACGATTCCTGCGTCTTCGCATTCGTCGAGGAAAGTTTGTCTGCTGTCGGCTCCTGCTTTCTTAGCAACCTTGGCGAGGGGGAAGTTAACTTGATCTAGAAGAGTGTCCAGATCTATTCCATGTTTTTTTGCGATTTTTACAAAAGTCGCATTATCGGAGATCTTTCTAGTCCTCCCCATCGAGCGGAGTTTAAGACCGTCGAGCTGTTTACCTTCTTTAAGAGCATCGAGTGTGTTGCGTTTAATCGACACAGCCCAGTTCTCCACGATCTTAGCGATGTTGAATAGCTCAGAGAGTCTGGCCGGATTATCAACGTCAGTCGGATCGATGTCCGGTAGAGTGGTATCGAGTTTCTTAGCCACACTGATAACGAGACCTCCCAACGCAGGACAGGTATCTTCGTGCTTACAGAATCGGCAATACTGAGTCGGGGTGCATTCCTCCAGTTCAGGTGTGCCTGACTCCCACTTAGGTCTGACTTCTTCGCCAGCCTTAATGACTCGGCTAAGGTCTTCGACCAGAGTAGGTAGGTCATCTCGCGTAAACGTGTGGTGCAGCGTCGCATTGTGCTGCGGAACGTAGAACGCGAAGACGATCTCTTTGATGTCGGGATACTTCTGGAACGCTCCGGTCGTGTATGCCTTCGCTTGCCAGTTCTTTTCGGGCGGGTCGATGATACTGATTCCGGTTTTGTAATCAGACATGACGGCTCGTTTTCCTCCTTTGAGGATCAAGAATCGGTCGCAGGTTCCCCATGTCTCAGTGCCATCTAGGGCAACCTCAACTTGGATCTCGTTAAGCTCTTCCTCGATCTCGTCGAAGTTATCCATGAAGTCCTGCTCCATCTTAACGATCTGCTCGTAGATCTCATGTTCCTGTTCGGTGTGGAGTGCGGAAGGGTCGAAGACTTCAAGAGCCTCATGGATTCTCGTCCCCATCTCAGCGGCGGGTGACGTGCCGTCTCGGCCTTGGTAGCCAGCGCAGGCGGCTACATACTTCAGGCTCGACGGAGAGAACTCTGCGTGTCCTCTGCTTTGGTGGTCTGGTTGATTGCTCATAATTTTTAAATTCTACTTCAATGGCACGACGATATAATCATGGTGACCTTTATAGGAACTTGCATACTCCACACATTCTCTGAGGTTGCCAGAGAAATCTATGTATGATGAATCAATGACGTGGTAATCTGTAGTCGGTAGGATCACATTCTTCGGGTTACGAACTAAGTGCGTCGATGAAATCCGCCAACCGTCCGCAGAGTTGTTGACTACAGAGGTGAAAACGCGCATATCCGACGGATGGTCGTCATCGTTAAAACTCCTCATCATTTTCTCCAACTGCCACTTAGACAGGAGGACGGACGCGCTGATCTGTTCAGGTTCTTCTTTAGGCTCTTCCGAAATAGGTTCAGGTAGATCCGGTGAGGTGGAGCTAAACAACACTGCGGCTATGGGAGAGACGCATAGTGCCAATATGAATAATTTTTTCATGGTCTACTTAGTTGGTTTAATTTCTTGAGTAACGCTCTGCAAGATATTTCTGATAATAGACCTCATCTCACGATCAGTTTTTATTTTACGGTCCACCGATTTAACAGCGTGGATGATACTACTATGCGAGACGTATCCGAAATAGTCCGCGAGGATCTGATACTGGATTCCGTAGTTTACCCGCAGCAGTCCCGCCGCGACTGATCGGGGAGTAGAGTATCGGAAGGCTCTGGATTTTTTGAAGAGGTCTTCCTCGTCTACCGAGAACTCATCGGCGACGAGCGAGCATACTTTTTCGATGATGTCTCGTTTGTATTTGGTGAGACCTTTAATTTTGTTTTCTGTATTCATTTAATTACTTGATTGATGGTGCAGTGACTGGCGAATCTTGAGATTATTTCTTCTTCAATCGCGTTTAACTCTTCCCCATCCCTAGCAGCAATCTCTGCTTCTTTTTGGTAGGTTTTTCCCATCTCCTTGAAGTATTTCAGTAGTTTCTTTTTCTTTATCTTCATGATCTGTTGTTGGTTATTGATGTAGCGTGTTCAGGTTATCTGACTTCTGTTCGACAACACGCATGACGTGTTCTTCGATTGAATCGCTGGCAACCAGAATTTTCTGGACGGCGTCGCTCTTCGCTCCGTTGCGGTGGATACGGCCCAACGCCTGTAGGTGATCCTTGACATTGAACGTAGGAGAAATCAATGAGATCCGCTGCCTACTACCGTTGATGTCGTGCAGCGAGATTCCGGTTCCACCAGCGGCGATATTGACCACGATGACGTGTTCATTGTCGTCTTGAAAATCGTCGATCACCTGTTGCCGCTCTTCGGCGGACTGACCACCAACGATAGCGGGGCAGTCCAACAACTGCTGTAGTGTCTGAGCGGTCTCCGTAAAGTTGACGAACAGCACGACACTGTGTCCCTGCTCTACGTAGTCCCTTGCCATGTCGGCCATGTCTTTGGCCTTAAGTGACTCCGCTAGCTGGCGAGCGCGAAGTAGGTTGACCAGAACCCAATCGCTGTCCTCAACGGTTCCGTTCTCCAAAAGATTCGTGATGATCTCTGGCGTGATGTCGAGATCTTTATACGCCTTCGCGATCTGAGCAGCAGTGCCGAACGCAATCGGCTCCACGAATACACGGTTCGCTTTAAAGGAATCAGGGAAGTCCTCAACCGTGAGTCGTTTAACATTCTTACCATACATGACCTTATTAAGGTCACTGAGTTTGTTTTTACGGCGAAGCTCCCATGCGTTCCACTCGTTCTGGAAGCATCCGTATTGCATCATCCACCCGAACCAACTTTTTACACCGTCCTCTGCTTTGTTAAGATTGTGGAGACCTAATGCGTAGCCGATTGGCCGCATCTCAGTAGGGTCTTCGGCGGCGGTCGCGGACATCGCATGGATCGAGTAGCCTTGGGCCACTAACGACACTAACAACTGCGCGTTTTGCGTGTATGGTCCTTTGCATTTATGAACCTCGTCCACTAACACTAATGTGTTTTTAGGCAAGTTCCACTTCATGATCTTCTTGCCGCGTTTGGACATGTAATCCGTTCGGCCCGTTCTGATCTTCTCGTAGTTCAGGACGAACAAAGGTTCGATGCCAGACTCTTTAAGCTCGCGCTCCCATGATGGGATCACCGCCTTCGGACACAAGACCGCGACGGGCCTATTCAAAGTTTTGGCCAGATGAGCAGCCACTACGGTCTTACCAGTCCCCACATGGCTAGTGTCTAGTGAGTTCAATCCTAACTTGTGTTTCGCTAAGAAGAAGTCAAACGCCTCTTGTTGTTTCGGGTATAATGTCTTCATTTATTGTCTATGAATTGACAAATAATTGAAGGTTCGCGATACGTCCAGAAAAATTTCAACTTTTTTTCCCGCCCCAAATATATCGGGCGATAAGGTAGGCATCGATCATGCCGTCGTGCGGCGTCCGGCATCGTTTGTTCGCCAGCCAGTTCTCCGATGGCTCTAGCTGATTCGCTAGTTCCAACGCGACTTCTTTGGTCTTACCTTTGGGAACCCTGCCCAGCATGACTTTCTGCCATTTGTGGACTGACACACGCATTATGTTTTCGTATTCGTGGGACTCAGCCATGCCGACTAGCTTGCCGAACGAGATCGCCATTGACCGAATCGCTTGGCTGCTTTTCGCGTGCGCGAGTGGTTCCTCGACCGCAAAGATAAAGGGGGTGTTTAGATCCATTATCCACTGATGAACCTTACGGATGTCGATCTCTTTCTTCTTCGACATCTGGAGAGTAGGCATACGGATTTTATCGATGAGACTGCCGTCGTGTTTCGATATGGCGCATAGTCCGCCATCAAGGCCGTTGTCTACTCCTACGATCATACTTAAAGAAAGTTGCCGCTGCAAATGGGGCTACATAACCTCACTTCAATTTTTGGATATGTTCACTGATTAGATCCTCCCTTACTTCCGAAGATAAATTTCCCGTGAAGTGGCATATAAAATCTCCTTCAATATAGTCGCTGTAAAAACTATTGAACTTCCTTGTAGAATACTCAACTTCTACTTTGGAATCAAAATCAAGAATGTTATTCTTCCAGAAAACATTCATCGCGTCGTTATCCCACCACACATCCCACAAATATTTTGGGTTGTTTTCAGGCCATTCCCACCACAGTTTAAGAAGTTCTCTCGACCATTCGGTATTTTTAATGAAAAACTGACCCGTATTTAAAACGTGTTCGCACCAATTCTCACAATACCCGCCTTCTCCTTGACTAGCTATTACCAAATCCTTATCGTCTTTAAGAAAATTCTCTATGCGAATAGAGTGGTTCATAATCAAGGAGTCGATATCAGACCAAAATACCCAATCTACATCTTCTTCCTCAAATAAATCGAGGATAAAAGGAATTCTATACCATGCGGGATGCCTATCTTTCGGGAACGGGATCTTTTTATGGAAAAATTGATACGAGTGAGTGTCGCAATAATTTTTAGTATTATCAATAACGGTTGAAGCCCAAGAGTCGTAATTGGGTGTGTATAACTGAGCGACGGCTACCTTCACTGTATTGGTGGAGTTACAACTGGGTAGGGATATACTCAGGACAATACATATTGTCGCAGTTCTCGTCCACAGTCCCGTCGCACGTCTCGCAGTGTTCCTCGCGTTCCTCAGTGAGTAAGGCTTTGGCTAAGATAGAGTAATTCACAAGATCCTCACAGGCGTCATCGACCGACTCGCCAGCGACTTTTAGCTCGCCATCATTCACGAACGATTTAATCCGCATCAGTTTATCCTGCATCCTCAACAGGAGTCCGGTAACCGGATGGAGTCCTAACGATTTAGCTGACTTGAAATTAGCGAGCGCGTCTACAGTCTCAGTGCCACCGCAGTAGTCGGAGTTTTTTGCTCGCATGATGTCGAGCGTTTTAGCGCACGTCTCTTCGTGGAGACGGAATAGGGTTTCGGGTTTCATTTGACTGGTATTGAATCTCCTCTGATCAGTAGGCCGTCGCCCTCCGCTGGAACAAGAACCCTTATACCTTTCGGAAGGGATTGTAAGTAAAATACTTCGCGAGCTGTTGACGCTCTCACTCGATACCACAGGCCGTCGGCGGTATCTACTGGAAATCGGAAATCAGCACCCTCGTCTATTCGGGTGATAAATCTCGGCCCTACTTCTGGTTCACGTTCGTGGAACATCGTTAACTAGGTTTAATGGTATATTAAATAATGTGAAGGAAAAAATTAATCTTCTTCAGGAAAAACCTCAACGTCCACTACGTCACTTTTCATCCGCGATACCGCCCCTTTGCCTTTATCGGCTAGACTATTATTTAATACCGACACGTCGATGACGAGTTTACCGTTAGAGGAACCACCACCCTTAGCGTTCAAACCTAAGTTCCTCCTGATAAGTTGGTCTAGTTCGGAGAGTTCCCTTACGGTTCGGGGGGCCTTGAGGTTCTTTATTGAGTCCCTCAGTAGTTTAATACTAGCACTAGCGATATAGCTTTGATATTGGTCGGCTGGCGTTACTTGGGCGTCCGCTATCTCGGCCAACGCCTCGTCCTCTTTAGCTGCGGCGATCCTCCTGATCTCGCTAGCTACGTCACCGCGATAATCTTTTAAGATATCGTCAGCGTGTTCCCCCTCTGCGAGACGCTTCTCAACCGCTTCCATCGCCTTGTTATCCGCATCCATAAGGGGGCGAAACACACGCGGAGGTAGGCTGGCTTTTTTGAACCACGTCCTCACTGTCTCTCGATGGACACGCATCTGGTCGGCTATACCTTGGTTAGAGAGCCCTTGTTGCAGAAGCTTGTAAGCCTCCTTGAAACGGGGGTTCTTCTCCATTTGTTCATCAAAGAGTTTCTTGTCAGTCGGTTCTGAGTCCATTAAAGTGATGACACTATGAGCAAACGGGTCTCCAAAAGCAAGCAAGTTCTTGAGCCGAGGGTTAACCCTACAACCAAAGATATGGACGTAGGTGGTCTAGCTATTAAGACGACTAGCCTCATTACGGCGTTATTATATGGGTTTGCCCACCACCCTAAGGTTATTGCAAGGGAGTATTACTTCTGGAGAATCTGTGACGAAATCTGGAACCGCGACGACCTACCGGAGCCAATGATGGTCCGACATCCTTGGGCAGAGCAGATGATCCGCGCCGCCCTTAACAACAAATATTTAGCGATTGGGGGTTCCGCGTCGTCTGGTAAGTCTCACACAATGGCGGCGTGGGGTATTGTCCAGTGGCTATCTCAGCCACGCGACACACTGGTTCTGATGACCTCGACTACCTTACGGGAAGCACGAAAAAGGATATGGGGTTCAGTGATGTCCTTGTTGTCCGTGATCGATGGTGCGCCGATCAAGATACGGGACTCAATCGGAAACGCTGCCTATGTAGATGAAAACGGCACGCTAATCGAGAGGGCTGGTCTTTCGCTTATCGCAGCGGAAAAATCTAAGACGAGAGAAGCCATCGGAAAATTCATAGGAATCAAGCAGAAGAGGGTGATCATGATCGGAGACGAGCTTTCAGAACTCTCTGAGAGCATCTTGCAGGCTGGCCTGACTAACTTATCGAAGAACCCGTTCTTCCAAATGATTGGCATGTCTAACCCGAATAGTAGGTTTGACGCCTTCGGTGTCTGGTCAGAGCCGAAAAAGGGCTGGGAGTCTATTGACACACAAACCGCTGACGAATGGAAGACGAAGTGGGGTGGTAAATATATTAGACTGGATGGTGAGCGGAGTCCGAACATTACGTTAGGAGAAGTTAAGTATCCTTGGTTACCCACCGCTGAGAAGCTGGAGGAGGATAGAGCGTTATTAGGGCCGGAGTCCAGAGGATATATGAGGATGGTCCGCGCCATTTTCTTTGATTCAGATGAGACCACCGGAATATATTCAGAGGCAGAGATGGCCAAGAGTGGGTCACTTGGCGATGTAGATTGGGCCGAAAAACCGACAGTGGTAGCCGGAATAGACCCCGCCTTCACTAACGGGGGCGATAGGACGATCATGTATACCGCTGAAGTCGGCTACGCCCGAAACGGTCAATACGTCTGCAAATTGGGGGAGGCGATCCACTTAAATGATGACGCCACTAATAAAGCGGTTCCCCGCACCTACCAGATCGTCCACCAGATTATCGACCACTGCAAACGGAGGAATATCTCTGCTAATAACGTAGCACTCGACTCGACCGGAGCAGGTGCGCCATTCTGCGACGTGTTGGCTGGTGAGTGGGAGAGTTCCTTTATGCGGGTGACGTTCGGTGGTAAGGCTTCGGACAAGCGGGTCAGTATGAACAGCCAGCTTACTGGAGAGGAATTATACACTAATAGGGTATCAGAACTCTGGTTCGTAGGTAAGGAGCTTATGCGGACGAGGCAGATATATGGGGTCTCCTCTGATCTCGCACAAGAGATGTGTGCCAGAAACTACGATATGGTGAAAACTGGTTCCCTGAAGGTGAAGATTGAATCCAAGATAGAGTTCAAGGCACGGTTTGGTAGGTCACCCGACTTGGCGGATGCTGCGTTTCTGGCCCTCGACTGCGCTCGTCAGCGTATGGGGTTAGTGGCCATCGACCCACCGAAAGACGAGAAGGATGCGGGATTCAGGAAACAGGTTACAATTAAGAGCTTGAGTGGGGCGCTGAACAACCCAAATACGACTTTGTTGAGCTAGTCTTTGGTGCGGTAATTATTTCCCTACATAGATAAAAACTTTTCTTTAAAGTCTTTGGTGCTGTAATTACTAATTGCAGCACCAAAGGTTATTGCGCGAACTTTTTTTTCTGGGTGGGTGGAAATATCGTAGCGTTGACATTATGTAGCCGAAGAGCTAATATCGCCCACGTCGTGGCAAAATCTCGTTTTAAACGCCTCCCTTCAGGCCGTATACAGTATCACGGAGAAACTTTTGCGGGTTTCAATAAGCCTAAAAGGGCTCCAAAAGGGTCGAAGAAGAAGTTCGTCGTCCTCGGTAAAGAAGGGGATAAAATAAAAAAAGTCTCTTACGGACACCGCGACTACAGTGATTTCACCAAACATAAGAACCCTAAACGTCGTGCTAACTTCCGCGCTCGCCACAACTGTAAGACCGCGAAAGATAAGACGACCGCCCGACACTGGGCTTGTAAACACCTCTGGTAAAAATGGCTAAAAAAGACGACAAGGAAAAAAACAAGTCTCCCGATTCGAGACCCTCTAAGGCAGGAGCCTTGAAGGGCGCTAGAGGTAACAAAGGATCTAGTGGGGACCCCGCAGCGGTCGGTAGCGACGCTTACTTCGCACCACGTAATCTATCTGGTGGGCCTTCAAAAATCGGAAGAACTGGCATGGATGACTCAAATTCTCCGGCAGTCGGTAGCGACGCTTACTTCGCACCACGTAGTCTATCTGGTGGGCCTTCGAATATCGGAAGAACTGGCATGGATGACTCAAGTTCTCCGGCAGTCGGTAGTAGCGATTACTTCGCACCACGTAGTTTATCTGACGGACCTTCGAATATCGGAAGAACTGGCATGGATGACTCAAATTCTCCGGCAGTCGGTAGTAGTGATTACTTCGCACCACGTAGTTTATCTGGTGGGCCTTCGAATATCGGAAGAACTGGTATGGGTGATACAACCACATTTTCTTCAAGCGTCACGACTGACCCAACAACAACTTCTAGCAATATCCCTGACCCTACAGGCGCATCAGGTCCTATAGGTGCAATAGGCAAGGCAGGAACTGTAGGCCAGCCGACTACTCAAACAACCGCTCCGACGACTACTCAAACAACTGCTCCGACGACTACTCAAACAACTGCTCCGACGACTACACCAGCAGAACCTCCAACAGAACCTCCAGCGGATGGGTCTACTACTACTGCTACCGCGAAAACTGAACCTCCTCAAAGCTTTTTTGATTATTTACCTACAAAGGGAAAAGACGGGTTCAGTGCGTTGCCTGCTGCCACGACACAAGAAGAAGCCATTGAGAGGGTCAAATACTTTCAGGAGACCGGACAAGGATTAAAAGGGTTAGCAGCACGCCAAGACCCCAAGTTTAAAGAGGCTTTCAACGAGGGCAAACCAACCTCCCCTTTATTGGAAGATAGCAAGCCTTTAGAAGGTGTCGAACGCCGTAAGGCTAATCAAATAGAGAGAGAGGCCAGAAGGATAAAAGACCCCGCTGTCAGGAGAGCTTTACTATTACAAGCAGCCCAGATAAGGGCAGGCCAACCCAATATTACTACACCAGCGACCAAGAAAGCGGAATTGGATAGGAATATGCAGAAAAGGGAGGTGCTAAAAGACACCCTTGAAGCAGGCCAAAAGGCCGCTGGTAGTAGTGGTAGTAGTGGCGCTAGAGGGTCAAAAGGAACAGTAGGAAGGACTGAGGAGGACGATGAACTTTTAGGTATGACAGGAGGAACCTCTACTTATAGACCTATAGCGTTCACACCAGTAGAGGTAATTTTACGAGAGGCTAGATCTAGGAGAACTTAGTATGTCACAGGAAATAAACAGATCCGATTTCGCTGATATCAAAGGGGAATTCGGTTTCAACCCACCTTCTCCGGTGAGCGACCCGATGGGTTACGACCGATATCAATCGTTTGCCCAGAACGAGATAATGCCTCTGCTCGATAAACAAGCAGACTACAGAGAAAGCATCAAGAGGCAACGCAACTCTGACCTCGCTTTCAAAAGCACTCAGATGACTATCGAAAACAAACGCGCTGAAGCAAAGCAGAAGCGGCTCAACTTCGAGTTGAACCCCCAAGTTAGTGGGTATGTCAATAAACTATTTGAGGATAACGTCTCTTCTGCTGATATGTTACTAGGTTTCACAAATTTCGTAGCTAATCTACCCGTCAGTTATACTAGTGATCCAACCACTCAGAAATTCCTAGATGACCAAGAGGACCGAATAAAAGCTTTAGGCGCTAAAGAAGTCGCAGATAAGAAGGTGGAACCGTATTTCGCCACTCTAGCCCAAACATATAACGCGAAGATGGGGCTATTCTCTAACAAAGACATATTCCTAGCCATACAGAGAGGTGACCCAGCCGCCATAGCAGAGGGTCAGAGAGCAGTTGCGGCTCAGGAAGAAGTAGAACGTCAAAAAGGTATGTTAGGTGAACTTGGTGACGTTCGGGTGAAAACTTTAACTTCGATGATTGAACTCAACCCTACACCAAAAGACATGACGGCTGAACAAGATGTCGAAAAAGGTAAAGAGGAAATATCCTTCCAAGCCTACCCTCAAGAGGTAATGGAGAAGGCCATATCAATGCGTCTCCTTCTGGACGGTCAACGAGGTAATACTGCTTTATTTGAAAAGTTAGCTAGGGAAAATTACTATGATGCCAAATGGCATGTGGCCGAGGGCGTAGATAAAAATCAGGTACGCTTAAAACAAGACGCGTTTATTCGAGATATTAGGAACATGGCTCGCACCAAACGAGATAAGGTCATGAGTGGAGAACTCGCTCCGACGGAACTATTTACCACTAAGGAACAAGAAGATAAGAATAAAATCGATACCCTACAAGGTCTCCCTCCTGAATAAAAATCTCCCAACATTACATATAATCAGCCATGTCTGAAATTACTCCATTCCAAGAATGGTCCCCATCGAGCGGACCCATTGTCGACCCTATTGAAAAAAGGAAACAATATTCTAATTACCTTCGGGGGGAGTATTTAAAAAATAAAGAGTATTCGCTAGAACTCGACCAAACTATCGACGAATCAACCGTCCGCGCCCTCGTAGAGGTTGAGGGCCCTGTCATCGAGGCCAGAGCCGCCGCTCTCGACATCCCTGTCCAAGAGGAGTTTGAGAAAATACTCTCACCATCTCCGATTACTTTTGACGATAAGTTTCAGATTGTAGACATGGTCTTAGGCGCAGGCTACTTGTCGACCGATGAGGAGGACGATACTAGCGTTATTAGCGCCATGAAATACGCCCACATTGCGGATGAGGGTTTAGAGGGGTTTGATGATGATATAGCACTTGAGTTAAAAACAAGTAAACAAGCTAAACGAGAGGCCGCTGAGAGTTTCGTTAATAAGTATTATAATAAAGCCGCGAGAACAGCCGTCGCAAAGGACCTTACCCCATACGCCCGTGTAGAATCTGAGGACGGTAGCATCACCCTAATTGGTGGAGAAAGCGCGATAGGCCTAGACCCTTACGAAGCCTACAAAAAGTCCCTAGATAGTGGGATGATTAAAGGCGAAGACGCGAAGTTTATTTTTGCAGGGCAACAGAAGGACGAACTAGGGTATGAGTTTTTCAGATATGAGAACGTCTCCGACGCTTTAACCGTATTCGCTCAGGTAGAAGATGAGCTAATCTTCGACGTGATGGATAGTATGGCCGAGTCTATGGCGGAGACGGGCGAGCTAGATGAGCTAGACGCCTCTTTCGTGATTGGGCAACTCAAAGAACAGATACCCGCCGCCAGAGAGATTCCCGAAGTGGATCTCTTGACAGCCCTCGACTACCACGTAGGTAGTAGGTCTCTTAGACACACTGAGTATGATGAGGAAGATTTCACCAACAACTTGAGCCGATTTGGTTTAGGACAAGCGGTTGTCCACCCTCAGGCGATGGAAAACACCAAAGTCTTTGAAGAAACAATCTCTGGTCTATCTGAATCAGAGAAAGAAAGACTTAGAGCAAATCGCGAGATTTTCCGCGACGCCGCCTTTCCTGAGTATAGCCAAGTGTTTGCTAGCACTTACTTAGCTGAAGAATGGGAGGAGGCTGTTGCAGAAGGAAAACTCAAGAACATGACTAACGGGGAGATCCTAGATGATTTCACGGAGAAACATGATGAGGAGGCCTACGGATATTTCAGGAACGAGGTCTTAGGGCTCGTCGGTAATTCCATCCATGAATCATTTACTGATATTGTATGGGGCATTGGGGCGATGAATAATAATAGTTATGCTAGAGAGGCATTACTTGAAAACGAAAGAGACCGACAGGCTAAACGGAGACTCGCTCAAATTATGGGGGAGAACGTAGGCATGGGTATCGACTTATCTTCTATGATAGCCCCCGTTGTTGTGGACGTTGGGGCTACCGCGCTAATCACTAAAGCCACCGCCGGAGTCGGCACCGCCGCTTACTTAGGCACTAGGCTCACCGCTAAAGGCTTACTCAACACAGCCATTAAAGGTAGCTTACGCCAAGGCGTGGGGGAGTCGTTAGAGGGAGCGGCAGAAAGAGTATCAAGGGATCTCATCCGCAAAGTCGGAGTCAAAAAAGGAGTTAAGAAACGCAATAAACTTGGCCGTTTCATGTCCGCTAAAGAAGTGGCTAAAGAAGCGACTACAGCTAACGCCAAGACAGCTATCCAAGCTTACACAAAGATGCTTCACTCTAAGGTGCCTACCGTGTCGAGCATCTTTATCACCGCTGGAACCCGCAGCGGAACCATGACCTACGCATCTGTGTATGACGCACTGAGTAAGACTGAAGAAGGGAAAGCACTTAGTGACGAGGAAAGACACCAGAAGGCTTTGAAAACAGGACTCGTAGCAGCCGTCGCTACGGGAGCGATTACTTCTGCTTTTACCCTAGGAGGTTTAGGTGGTCTTGAGAGTTACCTCATGACACGCGCTACGGTAGGGGAAGCAAGGAGAATGTTTTCGGTTCTAGCTAAAGGACTGTCCGCTTCTGATGATCTCCTAACCAAGAGTCAGTTCGGACAAATCTTAGGGGCTCTTACTAGGAAGCACGCACCTAAATACTTTAACGCAATAACCATTCCCAGAGGAGCCACCGCCGCGGCTAGGGGTTTTAGAGATGAGGCACTTGAAGAGGGGCTCGATGAATACGTCAATACCCTTATCCAAGCCGCCGCTGGTGCGAGAGACGACTTAAACTTTGGAGAACTGATGGCCCACACCGGAACCGCCGCTTTTTATGGTGGAATATTTGGTGCTGGAATGCAGACGTCTCGGCGAATCTTTAGCCGGATTTCAGGGGCTACTGATGCCGATGAGGTGGAGTCCCGTAGGCTCATGGGAGAGCAGGTTCGTGATGACATGGTCCGTAGGTTAGAAGAAGTAGGTAGCCCTGAAACAGCCGACGCGGTAGGTGAGAAGTTACAGGAGATTATAAATAAAGGGGAACAGGTTTCAGCCGACAGTGCTAAAGACCCTAAAAAGTCTTCAGAGACTACAGAACCTACAGAACCTACAGAACCTACAGCAGAAGACGCCGAAGTCGCAGCAGCGGATGAAAAGACCGCAGCGCAGCAGCAGCAGAAGTTGCAAGAAGAGGAGAGAGCCGCGCAAGAGCAGTCCGAAATCAATGACTACTTATCCACCATCGAAAACAAGGGATTAGAGGATAAACAAGAGGTTCTCGACGACTTTTCTAAGAAAGTAGTAAAGGTAGTTGAGGAACCCGCTACGCCACCAGCTAAGAAGAAAACTGCTGCTAAGAAAGCGGCTAAGAAGACCGCCGCTAAGAAGACCGCCGCTAAGAAGACCGCCGCTAAGAAGACCGCCGCTAAGAAGACCGCCGCTAAGAAAGCAGCTAAGAAGACTGCCGCTAAGAAAGCAGCTAAGAAAAAAGGGAAGCCCGAAGTTTCTGAAAAACAAAAAAGGGAAGCGGTTAAGGAGCAGTCTCCAGAAAACAGGGGGATAGCTCAGTTCCTACTCAACAAGGAAGAAGGAAAATTAGGAATCAGTGAACCAGTAGACTCTAAAGAAAAAGCGTCACAACAAGCTAATAACGCCCTCCAGATTCTCTCTGAAAAAGGATTCCCCCATTCTATAAACTCTGGTCAGTATGGGTTTCCTCAATTAACAAAGCCCCAAATAGCAGAGTTTAAGGCGAAACTTAAAAAGAATATTGAGAAGAGATACCCAGTATTCACTGTAAAAAAAGTTGCGGAACTCTATAAGATAAAGGACCCAAAGGACATCGAGGTCTTTAAAAAAGGGTTAAAGTATCAGGGAACCTTTCTTTTTAACAACGACCCCAAAACGATTAAAGCCCTCCGCGACGACGGACACAAAATCAATACTCCCGAAGGCATCGAGAAGGTAAAGGGATACAACAAATCGATTGTCGTAACCGACAACAAGGTCGACTTCGTCAAAGGGATTGACCCCCTTACTGGGAACCCTGTTATCTTAAATAAAGCGGCTCGCGACAAGTCGTCTGAAATCACGGAAGTGGATAGAGCGAGAGCCCTCCTCACCGAGTATTTATTCGAGGGGCTCTCTCGCGAAGGGGTCGATGCAGAAGTAATGGAAACCGTTGTTCGGGATTTCAACATCTCAGGGTTCTACCCTAAGTTTACAAGTGATAATAAAGATATCATGGATGAAATAGCGGACGCTGAGATCCTAGAAAATTCCTTGATACCGGAGGGCGAGTCGGAAAATGCCCCATTAGAAGATCTTGAGGAGAATTTCAAAACCGAAGAAGAATACCAAAAGGCAGTCGCAGATTATCAGGCAGCGGCCACCAAGAAAGGCAAGATCCTCACAAAGATGGCCAAAGATGGGTTGGACTTCGATGGGAACCAGTTCGTCTTACACGGCCCCACGAAACTAAAAGATGCCCTCCCTAAGATTAAAAATTGGTTTAATGAAAACTACGCAGGGATGGCTGAACGAAACTCCGTTGTAGGACGTAAGTTCGCGACCGCTACTAAACTCTACCTGATCGGGAGGAAGGGACTGGTCGATGCAGACGCCCTCTTCGGGAAAGCGGCGGCTAAGTTTTATTACGAACTAAACCTAGCGGTAAAGGTAGCTGGCCTTAGGCAGATGCTAATTGACGGAGAATTTGTGGAAGTGAATGTGTCCGAAGAAGGTGAGCCCGTATACTCCTTTAAGGAGGGTTTGTTTGCTGAAATTGACCCGACTAAAACAGTTGGAGGCGACCCTGAATCACGTATCGTTAAGGGTAGGCTAGGCGAAGAAGAGACCGACGTGACCAACGCTATCATGGCCGCGTTCCCTATGGAACGGATATCTAAGTGGTTCCAGACTGAGATGTTAGAAGAAGGCAAGTCAGTCCACATCGGGAGAACAACAACGCCTGAAACGGACCTTGTCTTATCGTCTAAAACTAGCAAGCTCCAGCAACTTGCTACTTTCCTTTATGTTACGAATCGTGGTAAAGGAAACTTCGGGAACGCTACTCAAGCTGAGATGACGAGCGTAAGGGCGTTGGAAGAAAGAAATATCGCTAAGGGAGGTAGCCAGTATAAGTTAACGAAGAACTGGGAACACTTCGTGATTAAGAGGGCCTTAGAAAAGTTAATTAACTATAGCCCTTACAACCCCGCCGACAAGACATCCCCTTTCCCTAACTTCTTACGAGCAGCCACTAGGGCCGGTAATTCTATTAACGAACAGGTATCTAAATTCGTCTATAACAACCCACTCGTTAGCGCGGGAGAACTCGGCGTCGATCAAATGGCAGACACGGCGTCCTTCCAGACCCAAGCGGAGCAGGATTCAGAGCAGGCCGTAGAAGAACCCGTAGCCCCTGAAGGGGGAGACAATAATTATAGGGACCTCCCTAAGGAAGTTGGTGAGTTGTTTTCAATGAGCCTACAAGAACTTGAGGGCTTAAAAGGTCGTGAGCGGGAGGAGTTACTCGAAAATCTACGATACATTGGCGGCCGTAAAACGGTCCCTACTGGAGCCAGAATATCCCGAGAACTACCAGACACAATTGGTTCCAAGACCGTTGAATCCGAAAGGCGTTATCAAACCGTATTCAAGCAACTTCCAGATGCCGTGAAGGCGATGTTCTACGTAAGAGGATACAACCCACCCGCCAGTGAAGAAGCACGCCTAGAGGAATATTTCGGTGAAGCTCGTATGATAGCCTCAAAGGATAATGCCCCTAACTGGTTCCAAGGTCTGGAGATTGAGGCGGTCGTTAACCGCAACCAAGAGGATATCGAAAGACTAGGTCTTGTTAATGGAGACCCCGCTTCCGTTGTCGTGGCTCTCAAAGAGATCTCCAAGTCAGGTGTAGATGAGTCACACCGAACTATCGCGAAGTTGCTCCTTAAAAATCAGGACGTGATCTTAGGGTCTGAGTTCCTTATCAAGAAGGATAAGGACGCGCAGGCTGGCGCGTTTGAAGTGTTCACGGACGGGACGAGTCGAGTCACCCTCAACACCGCAGGATATTACGGTAGTGGTGTGGAGTCTATTATTCTCCACGAATATCTCCACGCTCTTACAGACAAGCTCCTTAAAACAGACAGAGCGAAACTTACCCCTAAACAAAGGGCGGCTATCCAACGTCTGGAAGGACTCCGTAAGATCGTCCAGAAAGAATACACCCGCTCTCTGGAACTGGGCGGTAAAGAGAAGCTAGAGGTCACTTATGGTTTAGCCAACATGTCAGAGTTTATCTCCACGATGTTCACCTCGTCGGCGTTCCAGAACCAAGTCAGGACAATGCCTCGTAGGGGACTCATTCAACGGTTCGTCGACATCGTTAAGGACCTAGTCGGTCTAGGCAAGGGCACAAGGCTTGCACAGGCCTTCGATGATCTGGTCGACTTCGTTAACATGGACGTCGCTGAGAACCTGACGCCACTCGCGAAGCTCGATACCTTTATCGAGACCTATGAGTTTAAAAGGGATTCACCGGAAGGTAAATACATCAGCGATTTCTTGGAGGATGTTAAACAAGTATCTCCTACAGAACTCACCCCCCTCGACGCTGAGTATCTGGCAGCGGTTGAGTCTGGCGATGTTGAGACACAGCGCAAGCTGGTGGATGAAGCCATACAGAATTCAAACTACAAAGCAAAAGGCGTGAGAGCAGGGGTTTACCGTGACGGTGTCCCCCTTATGCCCAGTAAGAGAGGATTGCTTGGGTCTGGTTTTTACGCTATCTTAGATGGGAAAAAAGAGGATGTAAGACAGTTTGCTGGCCCTCTTACTGGCCCAGAACGCAATGATAAATCATTGGAAAGTCGCGTGGATGACTTGGCTATCGACCTCGGAGATAACCCCATATTTCTTGATGGAACGCGTGGGATCAATAAATACATAAGAGAGAACGGATTGGAGGATCGTTTCGAGAAATGGTTATCTTATCAAGATGCTGTGAATACCGCCTACAAATCAGTTGGGGGCAAAAGACCGGAATCATTGGAGGAGGTTAGAGGGGGAACCATCCAGCGAGATTTGGAAAATGTTGACACATACGCGGGGGCGGGATTCAAATCAGAAAACACGCGGAATGACGCTAACTTCCTACTTGATCAAGTTGTGTCTGCGATAGTTGTAGACCACAGCAAATCAGACGGTGAGAGAGACTTCAAAGAAGTTGTGGTGGCTAACCCTAACCAAATCAAATCCTCCGAGCCTATCACTCGCGACGCTGACGGCAACGTGATCCCACTGAGCCAGCGGTTCGATTTTGAATCGGATGATATTCGGTTATCAAGTTTCTCTGGTCTTGATACTGGAGCCACTCTGGATGAAGAAGGACAAGCACAACTACTAGAGATCCTTGAGCAGACCGTGGCTCAGGTCATCCCATCTAATGTTCCTGTAAAGTTAGTATCTGACATCACAGGCACTCCGCTAGAGGATGACCCTGAAGCTGCCTTCATGTCAACGATTGTCGAGGAGGACGGGGTAGGCATCCCTACCATGTTCATCAACCAAGCTAACTTGGAGTCTTACTTAGCTGAGACAGGAGGAGAACTCTTCACGCCTAAACTAACTAAGATGCTCATTGAGTCCCTGCTCAGTGAAGAGTTTATCCATGTCGCTGAGTTCAGGACAGTTTCTACCGAGGAACTAGACACTATAGTAAACTCCTTGTCGGACAGCACACTTGCGGAGATCGTATCTCAGTATACAGCTAAAAGCAATAACGAGGGTCTGAGAGATAGACTCAACAAAGGTATCGCAGAGAACGACGCGATAATCAAACGCCAGATCGTTGGGGAGAAGCTACGCATGTCTGCCCAGAAGATCATGCGTGGTTCGACCACTGAGGAGGACATCGCCTTCTACATGGGTGAACCGTCCTTCGCTCGTATCCTTTTCCGTTACCTGACTAACGTGTTCCGTAAAATGTATGCGAGGTATAACCTCCGCAAGGAGAACCCATACATGGCTGCCGCGATCAACGCGATGGCTAACGAACTTAACTTACTACGCCGAGGAAGTTTCTACCAACCTACTGTGTCGCGGTTTGATGTTAACAACCCCAACGAGTCTCTTGAAAACCTGAACCAGCGTTTGGCCGCTACCTTCGCGGGTGACCCTGATATAGAGATTGATGAGAACACCAGTCTTGAGGACATCTACAAGAGGTTCTCTCATCTAAAAGTTTACGAGATCGCTGACGGAGTATTTGAGAAGAAGAAATACACCCCTAACAAGGGGCTCATGAGGTTCCTAAACGGGGACACCGACCGCAGAGTTCTGGAGCTTAAACTACAGTCAGAGGCTGTCAGTAATGGTGTGACCCAGAAAGTTATTAGTGATGCCGCGATTATCATGGATCTTCTAGAGAAGAACCCAGATGTTACTAACGACATCCTCGCTGACTACTTAGGTAGACCCGACAACTTGACTCCTGACGACGCCGTGATGGAAGATCTCCACAATAAGCATATCCGGCGGATTGCAATCGAGAAAGAGAGACGCCGGAGAGGTGAGACGACAGAGCCCATCGACTACAAGGCTCTAAAGAATGAATACTACGACAAACCTCTTGAGGCTTACCAAAAAAAGGTTCGGGAAGGCTTGATCCGTAAGAAGGACGCAGCCGCCGCTAAGATCGAGAAGACGAAACCCAAATTATACAGGGCGTTAAAAAACATGCGGGACCACTTAGATGCGTTATCTAAAGTGTTCTCAGAACAATACGATGTCAACGGTAACCTAAAAATGGTCATCGACCGCAATCTCGGTATCTACGTCACAAGGCAATACAGGGCATTCACTGAAGAAGGTTATCTCGATAAGTTACTTATGGTTGCTTCCGGCCAAGAGAGTGCTGGAGACGCACAGATGGTAGAAGGCTACCATAGGGCTCACGAATACATCGAGAGTCAGTTTATCCGGCAGTTTGTCCGCGACAAACAAAGCGAGGAGAGGGCGAATAATATCCCACCTAACAAGCGGGTGGCGAAATTGAGGTTGGAAGAAGAAGGACGGATTCAGCTTAATTCGAAAACGGGTCAGATTCAGGTTAGGGAGGCTATCACTGCCTACCTCCAGTCTCTGGATACACGATACGGGAGCGTGAATCAGGTAACCAAACCCGCCCAAGGCATGACACGGGCCATCTTTGATCAGGTGAGGAGGAGGCAGGATATTCCTGAACCTTTCCGTAATCTTCTCGGACAATACGATGAGTCGGACGTGGTCAATAATGTGGTGCGCTCCATTGATGCTATTAACAGGGCCGCATCTAAACAGTCCTTCATTAAGAACCTGATTCAACTTGGACACCAAAAAGACAACCCTGATGCAGGGTTCGTCTTCACGCAGCAAGAACTGGATACCCTTCGACTAGAGGGCAAGGCCTTACCCGCCCCCTCCATGTTAAACATAAGAACGGGAGACCCCTACGCATACAAGGCGGAAGTCGCTAAATCAATCGAGGACGAAGTGGAGCAGACCTATGATATAAGAGCTGAATACTACATTCCTTCAGACGCATTTACCCACATTAAGAACCAATTCAGACCAGAGCCGAGTGTCTCTTCGCTCTCGCCGGACAAACAAGCGGTAGAGTCAGCAGTGAGTCTTGTCAGATCGCTCACGGGAATCTCACTAGCCGCCAAGACTTTGGGGTCGTTTGGATTCTATATCCGAAATGTGTTAGGCAACGCACTGTTCTTCGCCCCGATGAACGGTATGTCTCCGGTCACCGCAATGAAATCGATCAAGGCATTGCGACGCTCTTTCAGACTATCTCCTACTAGAATGAAGGAGATCACGGACTATGAAGCGAAGCTTATCGCACACAACGTGCTAGGAGGTGACATCACCGTAGGGCTGATACGCGACATTGTTGATAGTGACTTCGATCCTGACGCGGCTAACAAGGAACTTAACGGCTTATTTGACAAACTAAAAGCGGTCACCAAAAAGGCGGCTGACTCCAAAACGGGCCAACGGATTAAGAGCCAGATACTCGACAGGGCGCTGCTCTTATCCGAAAGGGTGGATGCCTTCTACAAGATAGCTTACTTCGAGCATGAGGTGAAGGTCTATAAAAAGGCAGTTCAGTGGGACAAGGAAAATGGGAATGTCGGGGACTTCGCTAGCTACAATGAATACGAAATCGAAACAGAAGCCGCCCACAATGTCCGTAGAACATCTCAGTCTTACAAAGACAGATACGAACTGGTTAAAGGGCTTTCATCTAAGTATGGATACTTACTGGCGCCCTTCTTAGGGTTCAAGACTGACATGCTGCGTATTACGTTTGATGGCGTTCCTAAAACTATTGTCCGTGATATAAAAAGCAAAAACGCGGTCATCAGGAGCCGAGGATACCAGAGGGCCGTTGGTCTTTCTACGGTAGCGGTTGGTTTTGGTATGGTCTTACCAACCGCCCTGAGGATGCTTTATGGTATTGGGGAAGAAGAGGATGAAAACTTCCGCGTGACTGTCCCGCTCTACCACAAGAATGCGACCTTCCTCTACTACCGCGACGACGAGGGGACCATAATTGCATACCCATTCACCTTCCTTTTGCCAGTCTCGGACTACGCGGAACCCGCCCTCCGTCTCACAGAACACATGATGAGAGGTGAGTTCCAAGAGGGTCTCGTCAAGGCAACAGGTATGTTCTTTTCGAGTTACGCGGATGACCAGATATTCGCTGCTGCCATCAAAGATGCCTTCGTCAACAAAGACGACGCGACAGGTGACCCAATCTATGAGGAGGGTGATGGTTTCATGATCCCCGCAAAGATTATGAAATACATTTACGAGAACTCCTTCGAGCCACGGACGTTCAAGGCGTTAAGAAAAGCTGGTATGGCGGCTGTAGGGGATGAACCCACTGACCCTGATAAAACCGCAGGGGCTATTCTCGCTAGAGAATTCTACCCTGTAAGGGGTAATAGGGTTGACCCCGTCCGCGCTACCTCCACTTACCTCAATCATTACAGAAATCTGAGGAACCGACTCGACTCGAAACTTAACAAAGCGAAAACACGCGGCTCAATGACTAAAGGGGAGCTTGAGAAGCTAACCAAAGACTACGTCGAGAACCGACGCGCTATTGACAAGAAGATCTTATCTGGTCTCAAGTCTTTTGAGGCGTTCGGACTTACACCTCAGATGAAGAGAAATGTTCTCAACGAGAAATACTTGGGTATTGGTAAAGACAGACGGGCTAATCTAGCCAGAGGTCTTATGAGAGTCCCAACTCTCAGTTCTTCCTTCGTAGAAGACATGAAGTCTCTCGGCGCAACTGGCACCGAGAGACTCCGTATCATGTATGAAGTGCTTGATCGATATCCTACACTTGTGACGTTGGAAGACGATTGATGAACCCCTTCAAGCCTTCGGGCGAGTAAGGGTATCTGAATTCTTCAACTTTGCTTATCAGTTTTTTGCATCTGTATGGGCTTATCTCTAGGGCATGTCCGACGGACTTGTAATCCATCCGAAGGAAATTGATACCCAGCCATGCAGCATAACCGATGTATGGCTGGGTATTTGATAAGTCGTAATACAGAGAAGGGTGGAGAAGGAGGTTGTCTCTGAAGTATTCCCTCAGTGTCTCCTCCTTCTCCGTTGTTTGGTGTTTATAATCGACAACCCTCCACCTTTTACGGCGGCCCATTACTGTATCACATCTACGAGAGCGTCGTAGACAGAACCGGAATCCAGATCATTGGGTTCCACATTGTTGATATACAGCAAGGCGTCAATGAACTCATAGAGTAACGGATCGTTGTCAACACTTGTGCTTCTCACAGACAGGGACGGACCCCACCCAACTACTGACCACTGACCGTCCGGCAATCTTCGGCAACTAGCCTTGATTATCTTACCGTCATCTACAATTACTTTTATGTGTTTAGTTTCCATGTCGTCTTTGTGTTTCCCATTTGTCGCGAATCGCGCACCAAATGGTAGCTTGGTATTCACAAGGATACTCACCTAAAAGGTTCGCTTCTTCAAGTGTAATCTCTTCTAATCTCCTATACTGAGCCGCCGTAGGTGAGGCTTGGCAATCGACCACACCCTCGTTCGGTGTCACGATACACGCTCTGGTGTGCCAGACATCGACTACGATTGACTGTGACATGACGCCATTGACGATGGTGTCAGCGAAGGCAGACACTTTCGGTGAGGTCGCAAGTACATCCTTCTCCCCCTCCAGTATCCGCCACGCCTTGTCACGGTTAGCGTGGAAGGTGCAGACGGTAACAGAGTCCTGTTCCTCGCCTTTAGCCCATGCTTTGCACAACTCCCATGCGTCATGTGTGTTACGTTTCCACTTGTTACGAGGAGAAAGAGCGGCGATGACGGCAGCAGCGGTGAACGTATCAATACCAGTCACTTCTGCTATTGAGTTAGCCACCTCCTCTGCTTCGCCATACCAAACACGGCCAGCTTTAACCTGCTCCTCTGTAGCGAGGCTACGCCATTTACGTAGCCTGTTACGGACTTGTCTATCTGTAATATTATTAATGGTTCTCATAACAGTTATCCAAGATACAGGTTACAGGGTTTAGCTTCTTCTTGGTCGCCCTCTTTGGGTTCAGCCAACTTGTCATCTATGTAGTCCCTGAAGTTGAAGTATGACTCAGCACTAACGGAATGGTATGCAGCTAACCTATACACGGATTCGTGACTCAGGTCTTCGCCGAAGGGTCTTGGTATGTCGATACCGAGGTTCGTCAAGAACTTGGAGAAGTCTACCCACCCCTCGATGATGTTAGAATTGTTGATGCTGAAGAGATCGGAGCCTCTCCTCCAACTGTCGAACCTCTCTGGAGGGAGCGTTTCCTCACGCCAACTGACGGCGCGGTAGACTATGGACGACGTTGAATCCTTAGCCTTGCTTAAGGTAAAGGCCGAGCGGCGGGTCATCTGCTCTAGATTTCCCACACACTCACATAGGCGTTCGTGGGCCTTCTCCGCTTCGGTGAAGTCATCCGCCATAACGTGCTTACGTAGGTCTTTGAGACCGTCCTCGATCCCCTTCGCATGGACACTGGACACTGCTTTGTTCATCTCCATCTCAAGGGTCTTCTTGGACTTCGCGAACTTGGAAGCGGTCTCAGTAATCGCGTATTCCCATGCTAACTTCCGACTCTCGTCAGCGTGCAGCTTCCTAGTCTCCTCCTCATCAGGCCCATAACGGGGGGTATGATCAAGGGGAGATCTCGTCAGGAAGTTCACGATATCTCGTATGAAGCACTGTCGGCTAGGCACACCTCGGAGCTTGGGTGGTTGACGTAGTTCGTCGGGGATGAGCGACAAAGCACTCTCAGTGGATATCACCGTATATTTCTCACCAAACTTAGCAGCGACTCGCTGTAAAGCATTCCAACAAGCACTGTTACCCCTTGTAGGGAGGTAGGAATAAGACGGATGCGTATATAGCACCACCTCAGACACAATGAATATGGGACACCACGATTTCACACGGCCGTGAATGTCCTGTATTTTTACGAACAGCATACTGTCCATAGAGCGGAAGAAGCTAGAGCGTAGGTTACGAGTTGGGTCAACCCCAAACGATTCAATTAATTCAACATTAGTCATTTTGTATTTGTAGTTAGTTTTTACTGTTGGGCCTTGAGGATTTCGGTGAGGCTAATCGTCTCACCGAAAGGGAAGCGGGATTCACTAAGGCCATAAGTGACCCACAAGGTTGGGGTTGGGGGTTCGTGATCAGGGAACTCGCCATAGCCGTCAGTCAAGTAGATAACAACACGGGCATCTTCAACATTATCCTCGACATACTTGAGGGCGGGGCAGAAGTTAGTGCCGCCACCACCTTTGTAGTCGAGACTGATCTTGTCGGCGGGTCCATACTCGACGATATCGCAGACGCTGGCATCAGCGTCGATGACCACAATCTTCTCAAAGTCGAGTTCATTACTCGCTTGCTGAACAACACTCGTAACGCTACTCATGAGTTTAGAGTCCATAGAACCGGAGGTATCACGGACGAACACCAAAGTGCCGTGCCGTTCATCCTCATTTCCAGCAATACAGATGTCATGCACAGCGAGGAACTTGCGGTCGGGTCGGGTACTTTCGTCACCAATACAGAACTCACTGACATACTTGCTAAGGATCTCTTCGAGACTGAGTGGGGTATCGTAGAGTCCCTCCAGCTTCTTCAGGAAGTCCCCACCTGCACTACCACGTAGCTTGGCGGTTTGGATACATGAGCTTAGTAACTCACGCCACTTGTCGTTGAGTTCTTTAGCGTCCTTAGGGTTCTTAGGGATCTCAAACTCGCCAGCACTGCTGCCGCCTTTGCCATCACTTTTACCTTCGTCGTTACCGCCGTTACCGCCTTCGTCGTCGCCGTTACCACCTTCTTCGTTACCGCCGTTACCACCTTCGTCGTCGCCGTCGTTACCACCTTCGTCGTCGCCATCTGGGTTAGTAGGTGGCTTGGGTGGTGGTGGTGGGTCGGGTAGCTCCAGACTCTTGAAGATCGCTTCAGCCGATAGTGTCCCCCACTTCTCGACATCGAGACAACCGTCAGGTGGTAGGATCACAGGTATAGCAGCGTCATTGTTGTATGAGGTAATAAACCCATTCAACTCATAGTCAGCCGCGATATTCGCCTTACGGTGTTCAGTCTTGAACTGAGTAGCCAACCGTTCAAGGTGACCCAACAAGGGGTGGCACAGTTCATGGATGACAAGCCCAACGGTCTGGGCTTTGGTAAGCCCGTCAACGAAGGACGGATTGTATCGAACAGACGTTCCATCGGTGCAAGCCGTGGGGACGCTGTTGTCTGGTTTCCAAGGCATCGCCATTACGGCTGGCCCAAAGAAGTCGTGGTGGGTTACCACCTGACGTTTTCCGTATTCTACTTTCTTTTCGGCATTCATTTTGTTTTTGTGTTAGTTTTAGTATTTGTGTTTGGGTGGACATGACATCCACGGGAATGTTGTTAGCCTCCTCCGATATGAGGTAGTTGGAGCCACTTCTGGTGTAGTGGTCAGGAGCATAAGCTCGCAACCACCGCACTAGATTGACAACATCTACGTCCCACCCCACCCTCAGAATAGAGGGTGGGTTTGCAGGGGGCTTGGCCAACTTAATCAACGAGGAACTCACCATAATGTGACAACCAACTAAGCATAGTCTCAGTCCGATGCAAGTCCGATCTGCGACGACGTAGGCCATTACCCACAAACATCTGCATCATGGACGGTTCCTTGCGGGACTTCCAGTCTGGGTCGTTAGGGGTGGAGAGACGCTGGGCAAGTGTGAGGACATTCTTGATGTTCTCCTTGTTAGCCAACGTGATGAGGCGACAGGCCACCAACCATTGCAGGTTGGGTTCCGTAGGGATGTTACAGGTGCGACACTCGTCAACCATCCTACCTACGTCACCCACCTTGCTGGCGAGCTTGAGGAAGGAAGCGAACATCGTGCCATACTTTGGCCCGACACAAGACTGTGCATGAGGCACTAGGAGGGGGTCAGATGACGCCTCCTCTGCTGAGTCGTAGCTGGCCACAAGCTCATCGAGACGGCCGAAGCTACGGAAGGTAGGCAAGTTCTCCTCACCAGTCCAGTCGTCTAGTTTGAAGTTGTAAGGCGCATCGCTGTTCGCATTGATGAACGCCAGCACTTCGGGAGACTTACCTTCTTTCTCAAGGTATCTCTGGAATCCGCCGATGTCAGGGCGCACATCATAGACCGCGAAACGATCCACCAATGCTGCTGGCATACGCTGACAACCTGTCTTCTGGTCCAGCTTATTACTAGCGGCACACACAATAGTGCCTTCAGGAAACATCATCTTACCGACACGGCGGTCAAGCACGGCTTGCATAGACGCTTTGAAGGTTGAGGTAGCTCCTTGCCCGACCTCGTCGAACAGGACCACGTTACGCTTGGTAGGGTGGAAGTCCCAATCTTCGTCAGGAAACCATTCCATGATTCCGGTCTCACGGTTCGGCATCGGGAAACCCCTTACATCGTTGAACGTCTTGTAGGCGATGCGGAAGTCGATGAGATGGTAATCGTTCTGCTCGCAGAAACGCTTGACCATCAGCGACTTGGCCATACCATACCACCCAAGGAACAGCGGCGGCTTCTTGTTGCCTGCTTTAGTTGAACGTTCAAGGATGGGAATGATATCATCAGGCACGATTTGAGTATGAGTTGTAGACATAATAGTATTTGTTTTGGTTTTTGGTTTTTTGATTCGCGTTATCGACGGATGCGCGGCCCCCGTTAGTTATTTAGATTAGAGAAGATGCGATGGCACTAGCCTTGGATCTCACATCTTGAGCGATGATCTCACTTGACTTGATCGCGTCAGCATCGAGACCGTCGAGCATATGCTTGGCGTCTTCGATGGCCTTGACCAACTCAGGGTCGTCACCAATCAGCATATCTGGAAGAAGCTCACACAGTTCAAGGACATTTGTCACGTTTGATGTATAGAACTTACCAGAAGACTCACCCCCTACGTTGGCGCACTTGTCGCGGAGGTGCTTGAGCTTGTCGATGAGGCGGATTCGGAGTTCTGTCCCTGCCGCCTTAACACGCTCATCATACATGTCGTCCATCCCATCTTGTAGGTATGAGGGTAACCTACTGTTGTCAGGCATAGGCATGAACTCGGCCCTCATCTGGAACCGACTACGGATGTGTTGGGCAGAAGGATACTTCGTAGGGTCGAAGTCACCGTTGAGACGTTGTCGGGAATCTTCGACGATTTCCCCCCACCTATTGACGAACTCATCTACCGCCGACTCCCACTTCTTTTTGAGGGAAGCCAGTTTATCTTGGTAAGGGGTAATGCACCCAGCAGGTAAGAGCCTCATACCGTCCCGCTTTACAAACTTAGGTTTACCACCATCATTTTCTGTTTCGCCGAACCACGCCACAGTGTATGTATCTCTAAGATTACGTGCTTCGGTTTCGAGTCTCTGGATTCCCTTGACCCAACTCGATTCAACGAGATCGGTGTGGCCTCTGTGCATGGAGGAGTCACTCTGTGACATGTTAGCATACATGGACACCATCCTCTTATTTTGCTTGGTCGGCGCGAATTTCCTAAATGAGAGGTCAGTAAGGATGCCGATGTTTAGTTTGTCTTTAGACATTGTATTTGTTT